TTGGCTACAGCCTCACGCATGAGAGCGTCACGGGCTTGAGTAAATTGTTCTCCGCTCGCAACCTCACCTGCACCACGAAGTGCAGAACTGGCCGCTTTGTTAGCCCACTGTTGAAGGCGCATTTCTTCGCCATCTTCTGTAAGAACTTTTTGTCGGTGTGGTCGCATTGCTTTAATTAGAACTTTCATATTCACAACCTCTTCTTTTCGTCACGCTTTCCTAAGTTGTATTCCATAGGCTTTTCACAAGCACCACAGGTTGCCCTCCACATGAAATGAAGGAATCCGCAGTGCGTACAACGAGTGCCCGAACCAATGTTAAGAATGTCACCTATTTCTTGATTGCGGTTTCGTTGGGAACGAGTAACACCTTCAAGTGGCTTTTCGGGCTTTGAAACCACATCACCACCGTACTGATAATCAGCCTTGCGGTCTTGCTTGCCAGCACGAACAATGTCGCTCAAATCAATGCTTCTAACATCAAAACCCATACCAACTCACCTCATGCGAGTTGATAGGTTACCATAACAAAATAATTCCCAAGAACAGGAACTAACTCGCTGTCAATTACAGAACTGGTACTACTCGCATCAGCAATTGCTTGGATAGCCGCTTGAATGGTTCCTTGCAAAGTTGCCGTGTCACTAAACTCCTTCGGGGAGAAAGGACCGAGCACTTTTACGCCAATCTTGGTTAGTGCCGCCATAAGTCGTCACCTCAAGAGCGACGACCAATTGCGATGAATGTTCCAGCCTGTGCGGGTGTTGTGTTTGCGACATCACCGGGGTCTTGCAGACCAGCCGCCAAACGAATGGTTGTACCGTCAATACGAACATCTACTCCAAAGTGTACATTTTGAAGTGGTGGTGATGCACCAGTGTCGGTAATTGCTCGTCCTGCGATAACACCGCTTGAGTTTGCACCTGCGAAATCAATTTCCGAAAGGAAAGAACTAAAATCAATAGAGTTATCACCAGCGGCATAAGTGCCTGTTATAATCATTCTGTCACCGAAAACGGTTGGTCGTGGGTTAATTGTTACTGCCATAATTTTTCACCTTATTCATTTGTTGTGTTTAGATGCCCCTTTACAAGAGCGAGAGCGGCGGTTTTTGTTAGATAACCGCTACCCTTGCTAACTCCGTTGTCAGTCAACCACTTAAGGATGTCCTTTCGTGACCAACCGTTGTCGGGGATGCCGTCATTGTCACCATCAACGGTGACTCCTTCATCCTCTTCAATTTTGAAGTGCTTTGCGGGTAGCGTATGTCGCCACTCGTTCAGCCACTCTTGTGTGACTTCATTCACTTGTCCACGAATCCATGGAGTCGGAGAATCTCTTCGCCGCCTTTCATAGAAAGGACCAGTAAAAGTCACTTTGGGCATCTAAATCACACTCAGTTAAGCATCACTACAGTTACCGTTCCTGCGCCGCCTGCTTCACCGTGAAGGATAATTGATGGGTCAGCACCGCCAGTTTTTGCGGCAGGGGCCAATCCCGTGTTGGTGAAAGTAGCGGATAGGGTCTTGTCAGCCACTGCAAAAGTGGTGCCGATAACACCGACAATTTTTGATGCACCTGCGGTGAGAACCAGCACTTGCTCAGCGGCATTTGCCAAGGTAAACCCAATGGTCACCATTCGCATACTGCCCACTGCGTTTCCGTCAGTGTTCTGTGCGGTGAAACCAGTAAGGGTACCGGGGTATGCACCACCAGCGTTACCGTCCAACCAACCCGTTTCATCAACGGGGGTTCCTGTTCGCATGTCTAAGTCCAAAAGAACCGATACGGTTCCTGTTGAAAAATCTGCATCATCAAATGAGATAGTCAAGCCTTTTTCTGTCTTTGTTTCTGTTGCCATATTTTACACATCCATATTGTTTTGCTTCACAACCCTCACTTGAGGTCACGGATAGAGCCGTGACCGCCGAAGAAAGTCGTCCATAGTTCACCCATAGTACGATACATTCCTTCTTGTCCGAGGCGGTTGATGGCGAATGGGTCGCCAGTTTCAATACCGCTCTCAAAGTATTGGGTTGGAATTGCTGTACTAAAGTACAAGTAATCAGTGTCAAGGAAATACATACGGCTCAAGGTGTCGGGTTGCACATCCTTAGATGGGATGATTGGGACACCATTGTATGTTGCAACAATGAATCCTGCTTCAAGACCGGGAACACCCTTAACACCGTTGTAGGTAGGGGTAACACGCTTCTCTTCCATAAATCGTTGTTGGGATTGTAGAAGTTGTTGAAGACGCATCAAAGTGTCGTATCCAGTGAGGATGACCTTTGGGTTTCCACCACGAGTCCATGTCTTTTGGAACAAAGTGTCCAAATGGTCAAGTGAAAGGTTTCGGTCAGTACCGCCGTTTTCATCATGTTCTGCAAGTGACCAAGAGTTTGCACTTCGGTCAATGGAGTACATGTCTTCTGCGGAACCTGCGGAAGCCCCAGTAGTAACACGGTCAAGGGATTCAAAGTCGTTTCCGGCAACAGTAGCCTTGTCAACAGTGAGCATCTTGTTGATGTGTTCTGCGTGGTGCTTACCCATTTCTTCCTTAAGGATTGCACGAATGTCGCCAAGTCCGTCATCTTTGTCGGAAAGGAACATTGCGGTTTCGCTCATGTCAAAGGTGTGAACAACAGTCTTTGGCTTTGCGGCAATGTGTTGGAAGGTAGGTTTGGTGGTGTCGGGAAGAGTTGCGTTTTCTGCAACACCGCCACCAACAGAGAAGGAAGGACGCTCGGTGATAACTCGCCATCCACTGCGCTCCCATGGTCGCTTTGGTAGAATAGAGAAGGCGTTGAACTCTTGGTTCAACTGACTCCAAACTTTGCGTCCGTAGATTGCTTGGTATGTACCAGCAGTGGTTGATAGCATAGGTGCATCAGCCTTGAGCAACTCGCTACCGGAGTAGGAGTAACCCATAGCGTTTCCTGCACCATAGTAGTATCGTTCCATATCAGTAATGTTTCTAATGTAATCTCGTGCCATAATAATTCACCTCATTTCTTTTTTAATTTTAAGCCCCTCGCAAGGTTCGCTGTGCAAGCGAGTGTACCTCATCCCAACCCATGTTGGCAAGGTCTTGCGTGGAAGGGACATCAATAGCGGACACTGACTTTTGGATAGTGGAAGAAGTTCCAGCACCAAGATTGTCAATACGCTCCGAAAGTTGCTCAATGGACTTCACGATTTCCGTAAGAGGTGCTCGTGCATCAAAAGCGGCTTTTTCAGCCTCGGACTTTGCAAGTTGCATTTCTTGTTGGAAACGGTTTGCAAAGTGTCCTTCAAGGTCGTTTCGGAAAGTTTGTTCCGATGCGGCGGCTTTGTACACTTCGTAAGCGGCTTCAAGGTCAGCCTCACTCACATTTTCAGCGTTGAGGTAACCCTTAGACAATTGGGCTGGTCCGAGAGCACCGGATGGGGTTTTTCCACCGGATGCTGTGATTGCGTTGATTGCACCAGTAGATGGTGAACCTCCTTCTTGTCCACGACCACGGACTTGACCACCGAAGTAGTCAGCACCGTCCACGGCATCGGGGTTATCAAAGCCACCAAGTTGTGCTTTTTCAAGAGCGTCAAAGTGGTCACGAGCGGCGAGTGTATCAACACCAGCCGACTTGAGAGTGCTTTCCATCCAAGATAGATACTCAGAGGAAATAACATCGCTGTATTCTCCCTTTGCAAAGGGGTTTTCTTTCTTTTCATCTTTCATTTCGTCACCTTCTTCTTTTTCGGGCTTCTTTTCTTCATCAGCCTTGCTGTCTTTCATAGATTCTTTAAGAGCAGGAGGTAGTTCTCCCTTTTCCATAGCATCCAATCGGGCTTCAAGGCGTGACATAATTCCTGTCAAATCACTGTTTTCGTCTGTCATAGTGGTATCCTCCTTCAAAATTCGGAATTGCGCTTCGGGGTTGATACCCTTTTCACAAATCGTCACCTCATGCAACTCCATTTTTGAAATCTCTTGGTAGTCGCCTTTTTCCATGTCGGACTTTCGCACTCGCTTGAATGCTTGTCCTCCAATAGAAAACCCACGAAGGTTGCCCTTGCGGATTTCAGCGGCTACTTCACGAGCCTTCTCTATATCATTGCGGAGTTGTACTACAACGAACATTCCTGTGTCATCACATTCGGATTTCCACATTCGTCCGTTAGAATCTATGTAACTGTCAATTACTTCCCCAACTTGAATGTTGGAGTGAGCCAGTTGCACATTTCGGTATTTGTCGCTCTTCATGAAGCCATCAAAGGCATCACTCAAAGCACCACGAGTAATAAGGTCGCCTTGCTTGTCAACAAGTTCAACCGATGCGTAACCAGCAACAACCAAATCGTTACCACTCTTGAGAAGAGTGATACCGTCATTGGGTCGTTGAACTGCGAGCATTGAATCAAGGACTTACTGTTATGGTATTTATACTGCTCGTTAAGAGCGAGATAACAAAGGCTGGTCATTATCGTAGTCTATAGACAAATTTTCACCCTCGTCAGTTTGCACTTGAATGTGATTCAGTCTTTCTTTTTTCTTCTCTTTTGTTTCATCGGTAATTTTCTTTTCACCGTCAAAATCGGGGAGTGTGGACTCATTGCGAAGTTGTGTGGGGCCACGAGGTGATTCTTGCGGTGTACCTACATCTATACCCAATCCCTTCGGACCTGTCCAAGTCATCTTTTCTTTGGAAATTTTATCCAATGCTCGTGAAATAATTTCTAACGCCTTCTTGGTATTATTAGGTTTGAGTAATCGCTCCTCATCATCTTCTTCAAGAATACCCGCACTTCCCTCTTCCATTTGCTCATCTGTAGGTTTCTTTGGCATATCCACTTCTGTAGCCTTCCTCAAGTACCCCTTTACTAACAAAGGAGCAACAGACGACCAAAACGGGAATAGGCTTTCGGAAAGAATTACTGGGTAATCAGTTTTTGTTAAAGCACCCATTGTGCTTGTAGGAGAATGTAGTACCCATGTATCGTTCAATTCTTCCATTTCATACACTACTGTGTCAATTCCCTTCAACACGATTTGAATTTGTGAGTCCGAGATTTCAATATCGTGCGGAATAAGAATAGGAGGAAATGATTTAGTCATGAGGTCAAGAGATTCTGTACTTGCCGCACCTTCTCCTTCGCCCTCCCCTTCCAATTCTTTGAACTGTACATTGTACACAGGGCGATTCTTACGGTTCTTCTTTGAGATACCTGTAATAGATGCACGAACAACATCTCCAACCTTGAAGACCTTCTTTTGATTGTGTGCAGTACCTACATCCATGTAATGTTCTCCTTTATGCTCTACTGCTCGGTTTCCAAGTCCTTCTATTTCAAGAATGGGGCCAGCACCAAGTTGGTATGTGTATGGGCCTTTGCCTCTTCGGTCAAGAACTATGAAGTTGAAATCACGAGAATCACGATATAACACCCACTTAGGATGGCGGCGTTCTCCACGCATGTATGTTGATTTGTTATCACGAAGGAGAATGTTATCGTGGTCTTCTTTAAGATTCTTTACAGCCTCTTCCAATCCTTCATCATCCGTCATGCGAGTATCATGTGGGCCGGGAACGATAACATGTTCTTGACTATCAAACTGTGAGCGCAATATCTTTAATCGCTCAAACATCTGCATCTCAGCCACATTGTTATCATCGTAATTGATAATATCAATGATATGTAATTCCTCTTCACCAAGTATAGCGTCAAGCGTGTAATTCTTATCGTTCATCTTTTCAAGAGCCTCTTTCGTGGTTTTACGAAGACCTTTCTTTCTACCACCTTCGTCATACGCTGTAATTTCCCCATCTTTGTTTACAATAACAAGACGCTTTCCATCGTACCACTTACTTACTACCCATGAACCGCTGAAACCACGCAAATGTTCTAAGTCACTCATCTCAAAGATACGGTGCATAGGACGAACAGGTGGACTCCATTTTGCATCATCACTCTTTGTAAGCATAATATCGGGGTCAAGAAGTGATGTGATAAGTTCAGTCATCTCACTGGCCGCTATGGTGTACATATTGTCACTCGCTGTGTCAGCCGATTCAAGATTCATACTTTAGTGAGCGTTGGAAGGGTTTCTTGGCGGTGGGGCGTTTGCGTACACTTGATTTGCTATTTCCTTTCCATGCACCATTTCAGTAAGTTCTTGAGGTACACTGTGATACAATCCTGTACTAACATTTGAGCCTGCGAATATATTCCCCTCAGCATCAAACTCAGCACCAACCGTTGGTGTCAATTCATATCCGTGATGCCATGCACCACTGTCAAAGTGGTCAGTCAAAGCAGTATTAGCAGGCGTGGCCGCACCTACAGGTCGTTGTCCAAATCCTGCTGTTTCCGAAAAGTCTTCACCGGGAGTAAAAATACCTTCTTCATCATCCATAACACGAGGGTCAAAGTGAACGATGGTATCAAGATGGTTTTTCGTTGTGTTCGTTGTGCGAGCCAATGATTTACTGTTGAATCCTTTTGCATTGTGTATATCTCCACTTATTGCTCCTACGCCTGCCGCTGTCATAGAAAAATCAAATTGTTGTGGGTTGAGTTTCATAGCCAAATAGCGAGGTATAGCGTGAGAGTGGTGCCCTCTCCATTGCTTGTTATCGGTTTGTTGTTGAAAGTGATTCATGGCTTTATGATAACCATTTTCTCGTGCATGGCGAAAGAAGCGTTCTTCATCTGTTAATTCTTCTTCGGGCTTACTCATGATTTCTTCATCTGTAAATTGATTAAGATTGATAGCATCTATGTTTGGAATTTTTCCGCTAAGTAAAATGTCTTTGATAGTTGATGCGAACAAAGGTGTATTGGCTTCATTAGAAGCGTTAATGAGTTCTCGTGCTTTTTCTTTAGCAACAGGGGTCTTTTCTATATTGAGAATTTTAAGCACTTCATCCACGCTCATGTTACCATCAATCATTTTTCCATCTGTGGATAAATGCTTACCTACCGTAGCGTGTAATGGATTTTGTGAAGGTTTTGTTGGTTTTACTGCATCATCTATGCCATAATTAGTCGTTGTTATACCATGTACTGAATGAGGCACAGATGCGATGTAGCGTTGAGCGTCACGCATAAGTTGGTGATGATTTGCAAGGAATGTTTTCGGGTCATTTGGGTCAAAGGCATTTGGGTCATGCTCAAGATATTTTGGTAGTATAACATCTCGTGCTACCTCGGCAATTGTTTTACGATGGCCGCTGAAAATTGTATGTGTACGATTGGCATCTTTTTCCCAATGAGAAGATTGCTTCTTTTTGTTCATTTTTTGTTGTACACGCTCAAGTTGTTCAGTTGTGTCACGAATTTGTTGCATCAGTTCGCCTCGTTGCTCAACTGGCGTATCTATCAATTGCTGATTCATCATTTCAAGATTGGTATTCAACTCGCTTTCTTCTTGAGAAGCGGGCATCATACCACCAAATTGTAAAAAGCGTGACACCACATCTTTTTCATCAGTGGTCATTGTGGTTTTACTTTTTTGATTCTTTTTCTTGTTTTGAATCTCAGTATTCATACTGGCTTTCATACTGTCTATCCCGATATTGAATTTATTGGTATCAAATTCTCCGATTTCACGACCCAACAACGCACGGTTTAGTTCTTCGTGGTCACCGTGAGTAAGGTATTCAAGAATCTCCTTCGGGTCTTGTGTACCCAGTATTTTTGACGCTTGAGTGATAGCAGTCATCGTATGGTTCATATCTTTGTTATTGAGAACTTTATTTTTGAGTGACTTGAAAGAAAACCCTGTACCGCTTCCCCATCTCATAAAGTCTGTAAACTCATCACGAGACATACCACCGCTGGTTGATTCATCCCCTCGTATGAAATCGCTTGGCTTTTGCATGGATTTTTTAGCGGGGGTGTGAGGGTGATACATACGACCTCCTAATGTTTCTACAAAATGAGCAAGTTGGGCGTTACGGTGAAGGTTACTATCGGAAGGTGCCGCACCATAACCAGTTTTGCCGCCAATGTGATAATTAGGAATTACAGTATGTGGGAATTGAAGGGGTTGAAGGTGGGTACCAAATTTGCTATCTCGCTCATTTTTCGTCATGTGTCGTATAGCGTATTCGTACTGAGGATTGAGTGAAGACTTGTGTTCAGTGATGTTGTTTTTGTTTGTAGTGCCTTCACGATGAGGATGTTTCTTTGAAACACCGAATGGTGAAAGCATTTCTTGAAGAGTTTCAGCCTCATTTCGGTAAACAAAACCCTTTCCAGCAGATACAAATTGTTTTTCTTTTGTGTTCACCTTTTTCATTTTTTCTTGGTATTGACCTATGATTTTTGACCTCAACGGCATGAAGTGATTAGCGAGAGTTTTATTCATCATATTTGGCTCAAAGAAGTTTTCACCTGTATCATCCTTGCTTTCAATAAACGGTGTTTAACCATCTTCTTGAGCGTGTGTCGCATGAAGCATCTCCATGTATGTGGCGTAAGACATTCCTGCTCCACCTGTACTTTGAAACGGTGTACTCCAAAAATGACCCGGACCGTAAGTAAAATCATTATCAGCACTTGTTTCCCAGTATTCGGGCTTTTCTTCATCGGGGTGTGGGCCAAAGGGTGAAGTAAAGAATGCACGATGATTGCGAATGTCTTTTATTTGACGATGAAGTGAAGACCGCATTTTAGCGACAGCCTCAATGTAGTCAATCATTCCAGCATCTACAATGGGTTCATCCAGTTTACCATGAATAGGATGCTCGCTCATCAATTCCCGTGTCTTTGGGTCATAACCAGCCAAATAAAGAAGGTCATCTTTACTCATCCTTACCTTTTCTAAATTTTGTTTACCCTTGAAATGACTTCTTGACGCATCAAGTAATTCATCATATTGAAGTTCCTTCATTGGTTCTTTGTGAATGTTAAGACGAGGGAGATACCGCATACGCTTTTCAGTACCGTAATTTTCTTTTATGCGACTAAGAATATGAGAAGCAATAGAAACACCGTCAAATTCTTCCAACGGTTCGTGGGCAAGAGTACCAAGCCCTTGTTGTAAGAACATACCTTCTTCTCCCTTAGTGTAATCATTATCATTGTCTTCTTGATGGTAGTGAGCGTTTCGGCCCATGTGTGTCATTGGGCGAATAGCCCAATTCATTTCGGGAGTCATACGCATGAGAGCGTTATATTTGATACGAGCAGATGGTATCTTTTCCCCATTGGGGAGAGTAATCAGTTCATGGTCATTAAGACCTTTCTCATTTATGTGTTGCATTACGGCTGAACGCTCTTCGGGACTTAGCCATTCAAGACCGAGCATATAACCAAGATGACCAAGACGATTTGGATGTTCTTCGTAAGAGTCACTCAGTGTAGTATCGTTGTTTTCCCACATAGCCGCTCGGTCTTCAAAGTGTTCTTGACGCAATTGCTCTTTCATTTCTTCGTTGGACATTCCTGTTGCTAACAACTCTTCTTGACGGTTGGAGTTATTCTTTAACCAGCGAAAGTAATCACGGTCATACAAATCATATTGATGGTGGTGAAGTGTACCCGAAGGTCGTGTATCACCAATAATGTTTACTCTCTTACCACTTTTTTCTTTTTGATAACCTGCAACCATAGGGTGTTTTTTACCAAGTTTGTCAAAGAATTTCTTTTCCATTTCTTTTTCTCTTTTACCATGACCAGCAAGTGCCCAAGCACGAAGCATACGAACATAATGAGGGTCACCTGTAACAGCGTTGGTGCGAAGAAGGGGATAATTGATTTCATGAAAAGGAAAGTGGTGGCGTTGGTATGGATGCTTGCCACTGGGTGGTTGGTAGTAAGGCCACATTGCATGAGCAAATTTTGCATTTACTGATGTTTGTAATCCATCTTTCCATACATGGTTTGTAGGCTCACCGTGAGTATGAGTTTGTGCAAAAAGATAACCTTCTCCTTCGGGGTACTCGTAAGTATCATCATCTACTTTCGTAGCCGCATCCTCTTCGTCTTTGAGAATTATATCAGCAGTATTTTTCAATGATTTATACAACGGCTCGGAAGGAGTATGGTCAAGATTCTCAAAAGCGAGAATGTATTCAGCCGCCGCTGTGCGAAGGTCAAGACCGTCATTCAATGATTTCAGTAGTTCATTACCGCATACATAGAAGTGGTCGTTCACGCTATCACCGCCCTCAACGGAGCGGCCTAAAATCCGGGCAAGCAAACAAATCCATACCACCGTGTTGGGGTAATTGACAACCGCTACGCTCAGTACCTCCACAAAGACCGCAAATCATTGGCCCCCCTTCTTCACGCATGGCTGTTTTGCGATTAGCCTTCTTCAAAGGCTTGGAGTCGCCAGCCGTGTCCTCTCGCTCAACACCGCTACCCTCGTGAGGGTTCATACGAGAACCAAGTTGTTGCATATTGGTTGTTTCTTTAGCCTTTTTATTCTTAGGAGCATCTTCGGTTTCAATGGTTTTTCCGTTTGTAGTAAAGTAACCACTCTTGGTTTGTCCACCCGATTCAGCATGGAATGAAGGATTAACATTGGAGATTTTTTCTGCTGTGAATCCCGGCTCGGCTTTCTCCATTTTACCACCGCAACCCATCTTCATACAGCCACCCATCTTGTTCATCTTTGAACCGCACTTAGGACAGTCTTTACAGTCACATTCACCTTCTTTACAGTCACACTTTGCTTTGGAAATTTCCAATGCTTCAAGTCGCTGTTCTAATTCAATGGCTTTTGAAATGTATTCATTGCTAACTGGTCTTGGTTTCATTGTGTAGCCCCCTTTGCGTTTTGTGCAATTTCGTGAATTT